AGGATTGATTCCTTGTTCTGCCGCAGTATTATATAAAACATTCTCTATATCAATACGTCTTGCTTCACACTTAGGTTCATCAAACCACAGTTCAGCAGTGTGTTTAACGGAAGGCATACCAGGCATGGATACCATAGAAATTAATAACCAAATCTTAATCACCAGCGTCGCCCCAGCTCTCGCCGAGTTCGACATCAACTTTACTTGGTACTAACAACTCAACACAATTTTCCATAATCTCTTTGATGTTAGCACTATCTTTCTCACTTGCAACAGAAAAGTCTAATTCATCATGTACTTGTATGTGAGCCGTGTACCCTTCTTTGTGTAAAGATACCATTGCTTGCTTTGTTTGATCAGCGGCAGAGCCTTGTATTAATCTGTTTAATGCTTTGTAGGTCCAGGCACGTTTAAGAATATGTTCGCCGTATTCATTTTCAGCTTCTTTTCTAGGTAAAGCTTTTTTACCCCATTCATTACTTGGCTCCCACAGATCAAAACGACAACGCCGTCCGAGGAGCGTGGACAGATAGCCTTTCTTGCCTGCCTTGTTCATTGTATCATTCATTAATTGCTTAACAAAAGGGACACGTTGATGATAGGCTGTCAGTAGATCACTTGCTGTTTCTAAATCAACACCGAGCTGTGACATCAGTTTACCTTTACCCATGCCGTAAAATAATCCTAAGTTAATTGTTTTGGCTTGCTTACGACCAATGTCTGCCATGTCAGCAACCAACTGATGAAAGTCAGTAGAGTCTTCCTCCTGGTACGCATCAACAAATTTACCTGCACCAAAAAAAGTTTTTAAGGCGGCATAATGCACCACGAGCCGTGGTTCTTGTTGCGAGTAATCAAAGATACCCCACTGACAATCTTTTTCAGGGATAAACAATGAACGTATCATTGGTCCTAAAATAGCATTACGTGCAGGGATCTGTTGTAAGTTCGGATTAGAATAACTAAACCTACCTGTTACCGTTCCTCCTTGGTCACTACGCATCTGGTGGATTTCAGCATGAATCCTGCCTCGGTGCGAATGCTTGAGGATGGTATCGATAAAGGTTGTTCTCGCTTTGTTAATCTCACGGCATTCCACAACCATTTTAGCGAGAGGGGAATCATGTGTCGACAGAAAGTTCTTGTCAAACTTTGGTTGTCCTGTTGGAGTAGTATCATATGGCAGTGAAAGTTTATCAAACGCCTTTGCCACACTGGTGGCAGCCCAGACTTCGACGTCCACTCCAGAAAGTTTTTTAATAGATCCCAAGAGTTTCTTTTCTTGTTTTTGTAAATCATTTTTTATTACCTCGGCTTTATCTAAATCTACTTTAACACCTTTTTGTTTCATCTTAAACAAGACAGGAAACAAATCAGTTTCTAATTCAAATATATTAATTAAGTTTTGTTCTTGTATTTTTAAACGTAAGTGATGCCATAAGCGTAGCGTTACAGCGGCATCCTGTTCTGCGTATTCTCCTACATGTGAGGCGGGAAGCTTCCACATTTCACCTTTCGGATCTAGGCCCCACATTTTTGCAGCCTCGTAAAGTTGGGCTTGCGATTTTGACTCTTGTAAGTAATCTTTTGCTAATGAGTTTAAATCAAATCTGAACCTGTTCTCATCTACGAGTGGTGCTGCAATTAGAGTGTCTATTATTTTTCCTTTAATGTCAATATCCATCGTGGTTAACCAACCAACATCATAGAACGCATTATGAAATATATAGTTGACAGACTCGTACGAACACTGCTTACGCAACCACCTAGTAACTAACTCTTTATCCATGTTGGGCGGTGTTTCGTGAGCAATAGGGTAGTATCCTTTCCACCCGTCTACTGCTACAGCGATACCAACTACTTCGCCGTGCTTACGTATGTAACCAGGACCTGTATCTTTTATACCAGGGTCTCTTGTTTCTAAATCAATGGCTATCTCGTCATAACCAGATAGGTCAGGAAAGGTGTCAGGCATAACCCATTCACTAGGCATGCGGTGTACTTTAGGAAACCAATTAGGTTGTTCTTTCATTTTTTTCTCTCCTCATGCCATTGGGCAATAGCTTCTGATGTTTTTCTTCCTCGTTTCTCGCCTTCTGATTCAAAAGAAATATCTTTATCTGTTCTTGCTTCTATTTCACCTGCTATCGCAGCGTATGCGGCCATATCAATATAACTATCTTTTTTATGTTGGTTCATGAGCCGTGCAACTTTTACCAAGGCCATACAAATGGCAACATCGTGCGGTGTAACTTTAGTCTTTAAAAATATAGACCAGAAGTTTGCAATGTTTTCGTGGTTCGTGAGCTTGTCACCGTAATCCGTTTGTCTATCACCACCAATTAATTTCTTTGCTTCATCTAATAAGTCTTGAGAGATCATGCACAATTTCTTTCATGAAAAAATATTGGTTCGTATTCGTATTGTCCTTCAGTGCGGTGAACAAGATGTAATTCTTTTTTAGCTCGCGTGGCACCAACATAAAATACTCTCGCTTCATCATCTTTACCTTGTTGTGTTTCAGTAGATGATTTGTAAGGACCATACGATAGATCGGTAATTAACATAACATTATCTCTCTCACCGCCTTTACTTGCATGTATGGTAGACACTTCGATACGAGGTATCGCATCTAATTTATTTCCTGAACGCATGATAGAACGAAGGTAAGGAATTCTTTTTCGTAAACCTTTTCCGTTTAACATGTCATACCAGGTTATATCTTTCACACTTACTGTCCTTGTACTTGATAACTTTATATCTACTCTTAACCCATATTCTTTTATAAGTGTATCTAAATCATACATCCCTTCGTGTTGTCCTTTAAACACACCGTAGTTTCTTTTTATACGAGTGCTATCCATGTGATGATAAATTGTATCGCAGTCAACACCAGAGATGCTTTCTCCTTTTTGTAAACGTGTCCATGCACGTATGGCTTCGATGTATCTAAAACTAATAACGGATGATCCGTAACGTTTATACAACCATCCGTAAGCTTCTAAAGATTCTGATATTTGTTTTACAATCTCATGTGTCCGACATAAAATTAACCACTCACCTTCTACTAATCCTTTGTTTAAAGGTCTGATATTTAAGACTTTTCTTATGCCTTCTTCATCTCTTGGCTTGTATTCTTTTGGTATTCTTTGCGATATAGACTGTGCTAATTTTGTGGCAAGAGTGTGCACACTTACAGGTATACGATATGATTGTGTCAGTGGTATAATTGTATTGCTTTCATCTTTTGCCATTCGAATAAAGTGTTCAATGTCTGCACCAGCCCAACGAAAGATTGCTTGATCGTCATCACCTGCAACATATGTTTCTAATGCTCCTGATTCTTTTTGCAACATGTCAACGACTTGCCATTGCTGCGCAGATAAATCCTGTGCTTCATCAACAAATAAATATTTTAATTGCGGTGCGTTTTTACGTTTAATAAAATTTACAAAGTAATCAACGTACTCATACTTATCTCTAACTTCTTTAAACTTACGTAAGTCTAAATCCATTTGCTCTATCATGTTCCGTGCGCCGTAGTTATTGAGTGTTGTTTCTCTAAACACTTTATGTAACCTATCGTCCTCATCAGGATACTTTGCATATGCTAAATTAATAATGTCTTGGTACTCACTCTTTGCGGTTGGCATGGAAATATCAACACCGTTACCTTTACGCATCTTGTTAACGTATTCATGACCTGTCATTCTTGATAGTTCAGCATAATCATTATCATCCATAATCTGTGACTGCTGTAGCTGCAGGCGTCGGTACGCTAAACTATGTAGCGTAGAGAAGTAAGGAAACATAATTTTCATTTGTTCTTTACTTAACTCTTCCTTATCCATAACTCTGTCTCTGATCTCTTCTGCTGCTTTGACGGTAAAACTAAAATAACCAATTTGTTGTGAGGTACAGGCACCAGACTTAATTAACTCTTGTACTTTATTTTTTAAGTATGTTGTCTTGCCTGTGCCAGGAGGACCTATAACTATATTTCTATGCAATGATTTTCTCCTTTATTTATTATAAGCGTGTCCTCTTTTTTATTCATGTAACATGTGTAAATTTTCTTTTCTCTTTGTTCTTTTGTAGGTTCAGTTTCCTGAGATTTAGCATCAAGTGTCATGATTTCATTTTTTTCTCTATGATAGGCCATCATATCTATTGGACCTGTACAAGACATATTTTTAAAAACATCCCAACCAGATTTCATTAAATGACTAATTATAATTGCTTCGTTTATATCACCAGACAACTTAGCATTGTTCCCAACTAAACTTCTCCAATCATTTTTCTCTCTTTCATTTTCTTCATTTAATTTTGTTTCTAAAGTTTTCATTTGAACCATTAAATTTTCAATAAATTCTTTTTTCATTAATATGCCTCCTCTTCACTAAAGTCTTTCTTACTTAATCTATACTCAGACTCTAAAATTGTAGTAGCTATCTTCCAACAATGCTCTGGGTTATTGTTTACTTTAAGCTTTGCGGTTGTACCTTTGAACTCTTCAAACATTTTATACTGCTCAGAATCAGATGCTTTGGCAAATCTTTTTGTCTTTAAAAAATCTCTAAATGCTTGAGGTTTAAAGAAATAATAATCTTTTAATTCAAACACCATACCTTGCAGTACGTCTTGTCTATCCTTTGCACCTCTGTTGTTCTCTATAAATATTTGTAATTGGTTTAAGAATTGACCCTTCGCTGTTACCTCACCTGGTAGCTGTATAAAGTCATCTTCCTGCATATTTTTTAATAATGCATCTACCATGTCTGCCCATATGGCAGGAGCCATGGGCCGTGGGCTTTCATTCGCTTGCGCTATACATTGCTTTCTATACTCCGCGTGACTAGATAATTGATCGACTGTTAGAATAATAACTTTACCGTTATGCGTTAACTCATACACAGGATTATCGGATACCCATTTCTTTAATCCCATAATCTCATTCGTAGCGGAGTTGCCGACGCCAAACTTTTGTGACTGACATTTAATTTTCTCACACACTGTTTTAAACATCGGCTCTTCACACCGATAAAAATATTTTTTATCTTCTACTTGCTTAAATATTGTTAACACTTCTCTGCTTGGCAGAGGCGGTTTAAAATATTTAGAGTTGTAGTAATCTAATTTTTCTTCTAACTTTTCAGGAAAACGTTCACGTAAATAAATTCCTAATTGAAACAAAGCCATGTTCCGTGATCCTTCAGGGAAGCCCTGTGATGCTAGTGTAACTAAGCACGGAGGAGCGCCTTTAAAATCTTCATTCTTTTTTGCGGTAACAGGTTTATCGATAACGACCATGCTGAGATTCGATAAGACTTTCGTTTCATAATGCTTTATGAACATACTTAATTCAATCAATGCATTACCTTTATCATCAAACGCATACCTTGTGGGAAACTCTGGGTGGTTATACGGCAAGTTTAAAAAGTTACCTGTACCTTTTGAGTTCAATTCAATTTGCTTTGGAAATATCTCACAGTCACCATAGCCTAACCATACGGCTATCTCTTTTAATTTTATTTGCATATCTTTTGCAAGCACTGGTTCGCTTACAAATAAAAATACATGAGCACCCCCACTCTTTGACTTACACACAATTAGGGGTAATTTATTCTCGACAATTTTTTTAATTAATTTTTTATAATCAAAGCCATCGTACGTATCTATGTCGATAGCTCCCCACTTACATTGGTTGTTGTCATCAATTGGTATAATACCAAGGGACGGCTCTTTACCTTCTAAGTGATTAATCCATTTATCTCTGGTAATTGGTTCTTTAACTAACCAAGAGCGGCCTTCTAATTTGCCCGCTTCGTTCTTTTCACGGCTTTGTGTTTGACCGTATGCTCGGTCTAAGCCTGTAAATATTTCAATAAACTTGTTTTGGTCGTCCATAAATCTTTCTCATTCATATATTTAAAGGGGCAACGGCGGTCGCCCCTTTTATAAAGTTTTTTAGTACGGTGCTTTTTCACCGTTGTCAACACTCTCATCTTCGTGCTTAACTTTTATTTCGCCTTTAGCAACGCTATCAGCAAAAGCTTTTGCAGCTTGATAAGTATCAACATCCTCGACAGGACCTACTCTCGTAATATCCCAGCCAAACCACTCACCTAAATTATTAGACTCAGCTAATGTTTTAAGTGTGTAGACATGCGAGTATGAAGGAGGTGTAAACAATCCGTTCGCACCTTTCAATTTAAGACCCAACATAAGAGAATTCCATCGTTTGGATTTCTTACGTTGGGTGCTTTTCATCGCAATCAGGACTTGGGAGGAAGTTCCGTCCTTGCCAATGACCAGGCAATAATGATTCGCAGTATCTTCGATATAGTTACCATTAGATAACCTATCTTTTCTCTGCTCATCTCTTGTTGTTTTTGAAAGTATATCACTCTCTGCAGGATAGATATTAACAGGAGCACCACTGCCCTCGCCTCTATCTGTCCATTCAATATATTGACGTTGGTAGGCGCAAGGTATTACACTTACTCCTGCTTCTCCGTCGTATATTTCTTTTGTAAGCGTGTTGTAGATCATTCCACTCTCCGCTCCCTCTATGTATAGAGGATCTCTTTTCTTGATCTGTGGTGACGTATCACTCAGTATACGAAGAAAAGGGATTGCAAGATCGTCCATTCCCAGATTGCCTAATCCTTTATTAGCATCTTCCTCGAACATGCTAGGATCAAAAGCAACTACGTTTGTTTCGTCTTTTTTCTTTATAGCGTTTGCCATGTTTACTCCTTATTTTTTATTTTGTCGGCTGATCTTTGTTGTTTGACCAAAGTGCAGAAAAAACAACTCTTCTGGCAGACTTTTGCCCTCTTCATGCCACTTTTTAATAGTGGCTTTCAGTGTACCAGCGTGCACTGAAGCTTTTACTTCAGGTATGAGACCCATCTCTTTGATGGTTTCTTGCAAATGTGTTGCCATATTACTCTCACCCTTACCGAAACTTATACCGACACTATTCTTAATAATGTCACCTAAACCATTGTCTTCTAGCCATTTGTAACAAGCGGCTTTTCTTTTTAAATCTACTTTTGGTATAGATACATGAATATCACTAACTACTTCTACTTTAGAACCATCATACATAGTAGTAGATGTCATGCCTAATTCTGTCATTTTTTCTGGTATTGTTTCACCAGATAATTTTTTTAAGTGATCTTTGTAACCTTTTAATTGTTCTTCCATGTCTACTATGACACTCTCTAAGCGTAACTGTTCTCTTAGTAATTCTGCAACAGATTCTAAACCTGTTTGTTTTACGTTAGTTACTGCGTCGCCTTCAAAGTTTATCTTGCTCATCTATTTCGCCTTTCTCATTGATATTAATACTAACAGAATAATACTTTTTCTGTATCTTATCCCATTTTAGTATTTTAAATCTACCTCTATTCATATCAGAAGCAATACAACATGCAATACCCATTGCTGCTGGATCACCCATCATTAAAAGATAGTCATTATCATCGAAATCTTTGAGTTTTCTGCGAAGTTTTTTTATCGCAGGCTGTGGACTAAACATAATTTGTTGACCACTTTCAAACAATAAAACAATATCTCCATATTCCTGTGCACTTAACACGTTTATATATGGATTTTCCTGTACTAAAAATACAGTAGGTTTTTTATCCTGTTTTTCTTTTTTAAATTCCATCTTTCTAATTTCTCCTTTATCTCTTGTAATTTATATAAGCAAGTATTATATTGCTCTTTTAGAAAGTTATTATGGATTATAGATTTAAAACGACGCCTTTTCAACATCAATTAGATGCATTGTCAGCTAGTTGGAACAAGGAAGTGTGGGCATTATTTATGGAAATGGGTACTGGTAAGACCAAAGTATGTATTGATAACATCGCTATTTTGTTTGACAAAGGTAAAATAAACTCAGCTTTGATCATTGTACCTAATGGTATTAAACGTAACTGGCGTAATGAATTAAAAATACATTTAGCTGATCACATAAACTACAGGGTTGCTATATGGTCAGCCTCTCCGAAGAAAGAAGAGAAGACAGAGCTTGAGCAGTTGTCCGTGATCACTGATGACCTAACCGTTTTTATTATGAACATCGAAGCACTGTCGACTAAACGTGGTTATGACTTTGCGTATAAATTTTTATTAAAAAATCAAACGTTAGTTTGTGTTGATGAGTCGACTACAATTAAGAATCATTCTGCACAACGTACAAAAAACATTTTAAAATTAGCAAAGCATGCAAAGTACAGACGTATCATGACAGGTTCACCTGTTACCAAGTCACCACTTGATTTGTTTTCGCAAGTTCAGTTCCTTGATCCGTGGTTGTTGGACCAACAATCGTATTATAGTTTCCGTGCAAGGTATGCTGTTATCGTTCAACGCAGTGTTGGTACACATTCTTTTCAACACATTGTCAAATATCAACGATTAGACGAATTACAGGAAAAAATACAAAATTTTTCGACGCGTGTCTTAAAAAGTGACTGTTTAGACCTACCTGAGAAGGTTTATACGAAGCGCTCTGTGTCATTGACCAGCGAACAGGTAAAAGCTTACACAGAGATGAAAAAAGCGGCAATAACGTTCTTTGACGAAAATGTGATGACGGCAGCCTCTGTTTTGACACAAATGATACGATTACATCAAATTATCTGTGGTCATGTTAAAACTGATGACGGTGAAGTCAAATCTATTAAGAGTAATCGCATAAAAGAATTATTAGAAGTGTTAGAAGAAACAAATGGTAAGGTTATTATTTGGGCCGTGTACCGTTATGACATACAAGAGATAGAAAAAACGTTAGGAGAGAAGTATGGTAAGGAAAGTGTTGCAACATATTACGGGGATACAAAAGACAGTATACGTCAGTCTATTGTTGATAGGTTTATGGATGCTGATGATGATCTACGATTTTTTGTCGGAAATCCCAAGACAGGAGGCTATGGTCTCACTCTTACTTCTAGTCACACTGTTGTGTACTATTCTAATGATTACTCATTAGAAGTAAGGTTACAATCAGAAGACCGAGCGCATAGAATAGGACAAACCAATAAAGTGACATATGTAGATTTAATGGCGGATCATACTATAGATGAAAAAATTGTAAAAGCATTGAATGCTAAAATAGATCTTGCTAGTCAAGTTATGGGAGAAGATCCTAAAAAAATTCTATTCGGCTAATGCTCGTTCGAGCAACACTTCGAGTCTTATTACTCTTTCTTTTATTTCTGGGATGTCTGATAATATTATCGCTTCTAGTTGTACTTGTTTCGATTCAACTGCTTGTAGTCTTGTTGACATCATTCCGTAGGTTGCACCTGCAGTTATTAAAATTAACCCAACCCAGATAATGTTTTTAAGACTATTATCCATTAGAAACCACTATTAAAATCTGGTGCCATTGGTTCAACAATACCTCCTGTATTGTATCCCATCATACCAGGAGACATTTTTTCAAACTGTAAATTTTTCATAATACGATCGTCAATGTTATCGCTTGCAGACAATGACTCTGTGTTTAAATTTTGATTAGGAAAAGAACTCATGTAACCACCATTAGCTTTGTAATCTAATGCTGTTCCACCTTGCATGTGAAAGTTTCCAGGTTGATTAGGATCTATACTTTTTAATACTTCTAACGCTTGTCTAGCTTCAGGTGTATTACCTTCTGCAAATTGACCACCACCATACATATTTAATCCTGTGTCAAAAGGAGTAATGCTTTCTCTTTCTCTTAATGTTTCAATACCCGAAGGGCTAAGTTGTTCGTCAAAACTAAACGATTGATTTCTACCGTCTACTTCAATGTCATATTGAAAACCTGCTTCTAATTTTTTTCTGTGTCGTTTAATTTCTGGTAATGTTAACGGCATCTCCATTGTTTCTGACTCAGCAAACACGCCGTCAGCAGCATGAATAATACCGCCTTTATTCATTTTCTCTATTTCTGTCATTTCAATTAAACTATCATTGTCAGAAGTCTCATCAGGTCCTGCAGTTGCAAAATCTTTTATGCTATCGTATATACTTTCTACTCCTCGTGAAACCATTCCAAAACCTGGTGCTATTTGAGCAAAGTTTCTAGCTGTTTGACCACTACTAAAAGGTCTAGCGGCATCATAAGCATTTGCATCTTGTTCTCTTAAAGTTTGATTAAATTTGTAATAATCATCACTTGATAAACCTTGTCTTGCTAAATCAGTATTTATTCCTGTTATTAATTCTTCTCTATTATATCCAGGACCCATAGGTCTGTTAGTTAAACTTTTTCTATAACTATCCGCTGCTTCGTTACCTATTCCTGTATCATAAAAACTATCGTTATCAGCGCCCATGTTTCCACCACGGTTAACAGAAACGCCGTCTAAATAATCTTGTAACATTTTTCCTTGAGAAGTGTCTCTGAAACCTTCTCCATACTTTGCAGTTAAACGATCTAATTGTGTTCGTTGGTTAGATTGATTTTCAGGAACGTTTCCTGATTCTTTATAAGATTTTGTAGTTTGTGCATCTTTATTTCCAGTGTTAATACCACCCATAATCTTAGATTTCATTCTACTAAAAATACTATCTCTAGCCATTATAAAACTTTTCTTTTAATGTTTGCTATTCCACCATCTTTAAATCTTCGTGTTCCGCGAGCCGCGATCGCTGCATCAAGATTACCTGAAGCAAGAGCTTGTCTCTGTGCCTCATTTAATCGATTGGTATTAGCCTGATTAAACAAACCACCTATTATATTTTTACCTTTATTAAAACCTTGTTTAGCTAACGTGCTAGGTAGATAAGGATTAATTGCACTGTTCTGCATAGCCTGTGTATTAGCAATTTGATTAGGTGTATTACCTGTCATAAAGTTAAATGCCTTGCCCATACCTGATAAAAAAGGATTAGGTTTATTTGTTGGTGTATATACTTCTCTTGTGCTTCCCACTCTACCAGCTCTTTGAGGTATTCTTTTTTCTGTAACTATACCTGTTTGCCCTTGTAATCCACCTTGCATACTTGCTAAATTATCTTTTGCTACTTGAGTTTTAGCGTAATCACTAACAAGATTACCATCAGAACCAAACACGCTTGTTGCTAGTTTTTTAGTTGGATCAATATTTTTTAACATCTGCTGTTGTTGATCAAACTGTGAACCACCTTGTCCACCACCTTTTGATTCTGTCACTACTTGTCCTGTTTTAGGATCAATACCTAACTTCACTGTAGAAGCATGTGCTTTGTTTTGTAGTAAGTTAGTATTGTGAACAAAATAATCTAATACTTCAGGCACGGTTAACGCGTCTAATTTTTTACCGTAGTATTCTTCTACACCAAGTATTTTTTTCTTTGCGTCTCTTCGTGCGCCTTCTCCTTCAGGAGCATTTCTTACAATATACCTGTCCTCTGTGCCACCTACCATAATAGGAGACGTTGACACTTGACCTTTAGTGCTATCAAATCCTACTTCATCATCTATTAATCTAACTACTTCAAAGATTGCATTACGACGAAGAGCAGGGCTAACACTATCATCCAAACCTGTCATTAAATTTTTAAAAGCTTTAGGGCTAGTTAGGTACTTAGACATTCCTCTTGCCAGTAATACTGTGCCGAGAGCACTGATTGGATTAGCAATACCCATACCAAACGTAAATGCACCAGCAGCAGCTTTAGCACCACCAAGTACACCACGACGTTGTACAAATGAAGATACATCTGCAACATCAAAACTTTGTGTTCTCTCCGCTAATGTCAACAAGTCATCAATTTTTTTGTATGCTTCCTTACCTTCTGGACCCATTAATTTAAACATGTTCTCCATAGCAAGAGAAGTAGACCTAGCTTCCATACCTCCCATTACAGGAATATTTTTTGTTAAACCAAGAGCTGCTCGTAAACCTTCTACGTCAATAATAGGTATACCTGCAGAAACACCTGGTTGTGCTTCAAACGCAGCACCTGCCACACCAGTCATTCTTTTCTTTGTTGTAACATCACCAACTGCTTGCTCAACCATATTTACATTTCTTTGTTGAATAGTTGGTACGTTGTATACTGTAGTATATTTAGAAATTTGTTTATCTAACCAACCTCTTGATAATTTTTTAAATGTCTCTGGTCCAAACTGTCTAACCATTTCTTCTTGTGCTTTAAGACTTGTTTGAATAACATCACTGTCCATAATAAAATCAAACATTTCATCAATTTGTATTTCGCCAGGAGATTTTGGAGCACCTGGTTGAAAAAATCTTGAGTCAACCTTAGTTTCTATTTCTTTACCTACTCTTGTTGTACCTGCTCCTTCATAAATAGAAGCAAAATCATCTTTGTTAGAAAAGAAAAAATTGTTTGCTGACTTTAATCTTTCTTTACCTACCTCTGCTAGTATCTGGTTTTTACCTGACATAGCTTTCCAGTTCATTGTATCATCTAAATCTGTTCGTAAGTTTTTAGAAGCACTAGATAACATCTTACTTACAGCATCTTGTGATCCTTGTGTAACACCACCCGTAGCCGTATTAAGTTTATTTATTTTACTATTAATCATAAACTGTAGTTCTCTAAAGTCAGTGGCAGTTAAATAATCTGGAAGTTGTCCTAGTACTTTAATAGCAGACATTGCTGTATCTGCATCATCTACACCAAATTGATCAAACGCTTCTTTTACGGAACGTACATAACGACCATCATCTAATGACACTGATTCTTGAAGAGGAACACCTGTTCTTTTTTGACCTGTAATAGATGAAATATAATCTTTTAGTCTTGATGTTGGAATAAAAGGTTCTGTAATTTGTTCTGCAATATCGTCATACGCCTCATAATAAATAGCTTTAGCACCTGAAAAGTTTTCAAAATTCTTTTTAAAAGCATTGTATGATTCTTCACTTAATCCTTGCACAGTATCTAACGTTTTTTGATAAGGAGCTAATTCTAAAAATGTTTTTTCTAATTCTCTGTTGATTGCCATTTTAGATGCATCTTGCGATTGACGAAGTGGTCCACCAACAAACGGAAAGATACCAATAATCCTTGCGTAACCTTTTACAGCTTCACTTGGTGTTGCTGCAATAATAGACATAGGCACGTTATATTGTTCTGCTAATTCTCCTATTTTTTGTGCATCTCTTGCACCTTCTCTTCCAAACCCTGTACCTTTACTTACAAAGTTTTTCCATAGTTTACCACCCATGCCAATACCCGCAGCTGCTCCACCTGAAAATAAAGCTTCGTATTGCGCAGTTTGTAAAGCTGCTAAAACATCTTCTGTAACAGAAGGTTGCATTGGTATTTTATTTCCTTGTTTATCTAATTTAAATTCACCATTTTCTTTTGTTTCAAACGCTACAGGGTTAGCATCACGATACATTCTGTTTAACCAACTATAAGTCATGTCATAACCTGCACTAGCCACACCACTAACACCACCTATTGTAGCTGTAGTTCCTATTGCACCTGAGCCTTGAACTTTATTTAATCCGTCTATAACTTTTTTACCTAAAAAGTTTTGATAAGCTGGGTGCCAAATATTCTGTACACCTGATTTTTTTAAAGCTAACATCAAACCTATGTCAGCAGCAATAATAGTTGACATTCTTCCCATTTGTTGAGGGTCCGTGGGCAGTCTTCTTTTAGCAAATGTAATTGCATCTTGTATAATGTTGTCAACGTTTTGAGGTAATCCTCCTTCTGTATCTCCTGCAATCCAGTTCTGTACGGATATCGCTGTATTAATAGGAAGCATTGCTATATTTTTTAAAGGCTCTTCTACCATTGTTGTTTTGTATGGTGTTTGTTGTCCTTCAAATTTTGTTAAAGCAGATTTAGTTCCAATCGGATCTTCATACATTCTTTCCGTTGTCTCCATAACTTTTTTAATTTCCGCTTCTGCTTGAGCAGACGGTCCACCACCTGCGTGCGTGCTTAAAAATTCCATGGCACCTGTTGGAAAAGCGCCAGTGTTCTGTTGCATTTTATTTCCACGTTTAAATATTTCTGACAAAATCATTTGTTTTTCAGCTTCATTACGAGGAAAGTCAGAATTTTTTATGTTATATTTTCTACCATCAGGGCCTGTAATGACATCTTCAATCATAAAATCAAAAGGTTCTTTGAAACCTAAACCTTGTGTAAACTCTTCGTTTAATCTAAATTTAACTTCAGCCATTAGCCACCTTCCTCTGTCACTATTGATCCTGATATATTCATACCAGAATCGTATTCTTCAAAACTACTTGATGTCATAATAGATGTATCATCAAACGCTCTGTATCTTGTTCTGTTTTGATAAGACTCAGGTAGATAATCATTTACCCACGGTTCAAAATATGACGGCATATAGTTTCCTCTGTCAATCCAATCTTTAGCCCATCCAATAAAAGGATCTCTTCCTGACTTATCTTGTTCATTAAAATATCCTTGTCGTAATTTAGATATTTCATCACGTAAATATGTTTGCAGTTCTACTTGTACAACTTCTAATGACGCATCAATACCTCTATCCGATTTACCATATAAGTTTAATGTTAAGGACGCACGTTCAATGTCATCTTTGTTTAATCTTCCTGATGCTTTACGAGAACGAGCTAACGCATAAATTAAAGACTGTGCTCTAACTTGCATTTTATCAATTGCAGGATCATAAAAGTCTTTTGTAAATACACCATCTAAATCAGTAACAGGAACACTGTCCCCATCACCTAAGACAACAAACTTTTCTCCTGCAGCTTTAGCAGCTATGTAAGCATCGTAATCATTTGTCATCATGATTGTTCCTTGATTAGTTGCTGCCATCAATCCTTTTTTCTGCGCATCACTTAAAATACTTGTTACTATAGGATTACCGTTTTCATCTTGTGATTCCATAGTTGCAAATTTATTTGCTTCACTTCCTTCAGGACCACCTAATAAATCAGTTACATAATATCTCTCTTGTCCACCATTCCAATATTCTGCACTATTAGGGTTTTTACTAGCACTCTTTGAAGCATCTCCTGTAATCATTTGCCATACAGTTTGTGCATTTCTCCAAGTATTTTGGAAAACACTTCGTGCTCCCCCTGCCCAACCAACTCTTGTGCCATCAGTAAATATGTCTTGTCTCATTATACCTAATCCATTTAACACTGCTGATGTTTGGTTAAGTGTATCTTGTGTTTCAAAAAATTTATTTAAATCTTTTACACCGCCTTTTAAACCTTCAGCACCAGGCATCATACCACCAGATGAAAATGTTATACCACCACCATCTACTGACATGTCCGCGTATAAATCAGCATTAACTAAGATCGGTTGTCCGTTAGCATCAACTAACCCAGGGTGTATTTTAGGATCTGCAAAGACAAATACTTCTCCGTTGCTTTTTCTTACTCCTACACGAGGCATGGTTACTTGCCCTGTTTTTTTAGAAATAAATTGTGTTACACCTGTGTCAGCGTCAGGATATTTTTCACCAACATATGTTTGGAATATGTCAAAGTTTGATTGAATGTTATTAGCTAATCGCTCATTGTATACTTTTCTGTCATTAGCAGCATTAGCATTAATCATGTCATCATATTCACCTGCAATAGTAAAACCTGTTTTCATTACATCCCATTCAAGAGTTGCTGCTTCTGCCGCATTATTTTGCGCTGCTTCTAATAATGTTTTACCTTCTTCTCTTTTAAGAGTTGCCTGCGCTACTCTTTTATCTTTTGCATTAGCTTTTTTCTGTGCATTAATTGCACCTAAGTTTTTAATTAAGTTTTGTCCTGCCTCAGATAAAATAGGAAGTGCTCTACCATTCCATGATCTACCGCCTGCAAGTTCTAAACCAAATTGTGCTAGTGCCAGTTTTTTTTCAAAAGACATGTCATCTTCTTTGTATAACGCATCTAATTCTTTTTCTGACTCATCATAAAAAGATTTAATAGCATCTAAATCTCTTGAAGGTTTAGCTTCATACTTTTTCATAAAAGCATCAAGATCATCTTGTATATTTTTCTTTGCTGCTTCTAGTTGTGTTGGATCACTTTCTACTTGTGCTGCTGCTAGTAAATTATTTTTTTCTTGTGACGCATTAGCTAAGATATCTAATCTTACATCTGCATTACTGGTATATAGTTTACCTTTTAACTCAGGATATTTTTCTAATACATCGACGTTAGCTACTCCTGTAATACCATCATCCGTTTCAACGACAGTGTCCGTTTCTACTTTTACTTCTTCTTTAGGTATTCCTGATGTTAAATCATTAGGGTCATTGTAAATTTGTTTTGCTGTTGCAAGATTATAAATATCTTCTTCTGCTCGAAGATCTTTAAGTAAATTGCCTATTGTGAATGGTTCAGCCATTAAGAACCTCTAAGAAATGAGGTAAATGGGCTGTTAGGAAACGCTTCACCAAATGCTCCTAAACCACTTAGTCCTGCAATTCCTAGGCCTGCGTACTGTAATAACGGATTCGTTGCTGGTTGTTGTGTATATGTTGTACCAGAACTAGGGACGCCACGTAAGATATCACTTGCAAAACCAACTCGCTTAAACGGTTCTTGTTGTGCTTCCATTTGATTTTTTCTGGCAATATCAAATCCTGCTTGAGCCATTTGTTGTTGCATACCACCGATACCTAGTAAACCTTTAACATCTTGACCAAGTAAACCTTGTTCTAATTGTCCAAGGCCACCTTGTAATGCTCCTAACTGACCTTGCGTTTTAGCAAGATTACCTAGTTGTTGACCTGCCATAAGATCTCTTCTCTCTCCAGATTCAAAAGCACCCATAGATGCCTTCAATGCATTTTCAAAATTCTTTGCTGACTGCATTCCAATTTGAGATGCAATACCTTTATCTAATTCTGCTTGTTGTACGCCATATCTAGAACCACCAAAAACACCGCCTTTTGTTGCTTGACCTGCTAATTTATTTTTAGCCATGTCTCCTTGTCTTTGTATTTCTGCTGTAACAAACTCATTGTATTTATTCATGTAAGGATCAGCCATTGACGGATCAAACTTATCTGTACCGCCAGCTAATGACGTTCCTGCGAGGGCGCTTGTAATACCACCCATGTCTGTCATTGAACCAGCTTTTGCTAGTTGATCTGCATACCCACCTATACCTTGTTGTGCTAAATTAAATGCTTGTGTTTGGGGAGCCGTGAACCCCGCTAGTTGTTGACCTGGTACTGGATTTTGTACACCTGATAATCCAAACTTACGATATTGAAATGCTGCATCACTTTCGCCTGGTGATTGTACGGCATTAGGATCACCAAATACGGATGCTAATAATTGTTCTGAGCGCTTTTCAATAAAGGGCGCCTGCCTTTGTTCTTGTATCATTGTATCAGTTGCCATTGACTAATCTCTCTCCTAGCTTTGCTAATTCATCTTGTTGTTGATAAAAGAAATCAGAACCCATCTCTCTAGCTTCTTCTATAGTGTCTGCTCCTTCGCGGACACCCGCACCAATAACACTTACCGCTTTAGTAACAAACTCGCCGTCACTTAGCATTGCAGGAATGTCATCTGATGTCATCGTTCCTGGTCCCGCTATATTACCATTCTTACGTGGAAAGTCATCCATATTTTTTGGAGGAGGTGTTCCTCCTTCTGCTAAAGCAACAATACCACCATTTGCATAACCCGCATAATTAGCAGGATACATTGGAGGCACTGGCGATAAGTATTCTATATCGGCAACTTTCATGTCACCAAGTTGTCCTTGGCTTCCTATTTCTATATCTTCTCTTGTAACTTCTTCTTCAGGTTTATTCATCATTGCTGCAATAGCACTAATAGCTGCTCCTGTTATATAAGGATGATCTTTTGCTAAAGATCCTGCTTTTTTGAGAGCGTTTAAAATTCCACCTTGTCTTGTTGATTTATACAAATCTCCCGCTGCAACATTAGGATCAACACCCGCAGGTAATCTTCCTGAAACTAAATTTTTTAAACCTTCTTTAAAACCTACTCCACCTTGTACGCCTTGAGTTCCAAACAGTTGCCCTGTCTGTGCGTAGTTACCTGCAAGGCCACCAAGACCACCTAACATAGCACCTTGTAGTGCTCCTTTAGTTCCTCCGTATTGGCCTAGTAATGCTCCGATACCTGCACCTATGGGTGCTCCAAAAGCGAAACCTGCAATAGGGGCTGCAATCGGTGCAATTTTTTTTGCGGTATCTCTAACTTTTCTAAAAAACTTCTTAAACATGTACTCCTTGGCAATTCATGATATTGTCTGATTTTGCAAGAAGGCTAGCCTTGAATAGATAAACCTATTTTATTCTATATTTATAGGCATATTTGTTGTAATGTGCAATGAGAAATATGAGCTTTGACATAAAGAAAGTGCCGATGGTCCGTGTTACGTGGCTCGATGCCCGTGATACAGAGACAGGATGGCTGCCTGTAAAGGATATTATTGGTGCTCCGTTAGCCGTGTGTCAAGAAGTAGGGTGGATGGTTGTTAATACAGAAGAAAAAATAGTTATGATGAGATCGTGGTGCACGGATAAAGACGACAATCACGGTGGCGGTGCTATCGCTATACCTAAAGGTTGGGTAAGTAAAATAGAATACTTGGAGGTAAGTTATGGAGAAAGAAGCAACAATCAATAGTTTATTTGGTGAAACTATTTACTGCACTAACGTAGATAATGATAATCAAACAATAGCTAAACACATAGAGTCTTTTGTAAAAGAAAAACCTGGAAGAACAGCAGCAACAACTGATGTTAAAGGCAACACCATGTTTACTGATTTAGAAGAAGCCAAGGATAATTTACATAAAGATAAGAAATATTCTAGTTTATTTATAAAATTAAAGAGATCTATTTTAGAGTTTATGACGGCAAAAGGATATAATCCTGATAAATTTGATGTTCACATAACAAAAGCATGGGCTACTTACACTGTTAAAGATCAGCATATCGCTAGTCACAAACACACCGCTAGTCACTTTAGTTTTGTTTATTATGTACGTAATAATGACATGGGCAACATACGGTTTGAAAAAGAACTAGCTGCGCAAACAGGTTTATTTATTCCACCGACCGATCAATACATTGTTGATTGGAATCAATTTAATTTTTCTAGTTACATTATTCCTGTAAGAACAAATAATTTAATAGTATTTCCTAGTGGATTATTACATTACACAGAAGTAAATACACAAGAAGAAGCTCGAATAAGTATTAGTGGTGATATACTACTAACAATGAAACCTGGGGTAAAGACAGAACACTGTATACCTCATCCAAGTGGTTGGGACACTATTTCAAATTAGTTGTCAAGAAAACAATTATAAAAAGATTACTTGATAATTATGACAGACGTGTTTA